GATTTATATAGACCAAATCCTCAAGCTAAAAAGAAACCACTTAATTTTTCGTTATCAAAGTATAACAATAAAGGAATATCATCTAAAATAATAAAATAATATGACAGAGTCTGTTGTAAACTTTCCGTCGCAAGCGGTAAGTGATTTAGAAAAAATGACACCTGATTACGGGTTAAAAGTAGCTAGAGCAATTTATAGCGAATGGTTTGATGAGAATAATTCAAAATATAAATATTATACTACTAATTTTCATAAACTAAGATTGTACGCTAGAGGCGAACAACCTATAGAAAAATATAAAAATGAAATAAGTATTAATGGTGACTTAAGCTACTTAAACCTAGACTGGAAGCCTGTGCCTATAGTATCTAAGTTTGTAGACATAGTAGTTAACGGTATGTCTCAAAGAGTGTATGAAATTAACGCGCACTCAAAAGATAAGTATGGTGTTTATAAACGTACTGAATATATGGATTCTATGCTTACTGATATTAGAGCTAGAGATTTTAGTGAAGCAGTAGAAGCTAATTTAGATATAAATATATACGAAAACAATAAAGAAACTTTACCTGAAACAGAAGAAGAGCTGTTACTACACATGCAGTTAAGTTATAAGCAAGCAGTAGAAATAGCAGAAGAACAAGCTATAAATACTTTGTTTGAAGACTCTAATTATGATTTAGTAAAACGTAGATGTTTATATGATTTAGTTACAATAGGTATGGGCGCTACAAAAACAAGTTTTAATTTTAGTGAAGGAGTTAAAATAGAATATGTAGATCCAGCAGATCTTGTTTACTCTTACACTGACTCACCTTACTTTGAAGACATATATTATGTAGGTGAAGTTAAATGTATACCAATAAATGAATTAGTAAAACAATTTCCAGAATTAACTGAAACAGATGTTGACGAAATATTATCTCAGTCTTATGATATAACACAATACAGAAAAGATAAAGATAGAAACGAAGTACACGTGTTATATTTTAATTGGAAAACTCATCAAAATAATACCTATAAATTAAAATCAACAAGTACAGGTGCAGATAAAGTTATTATGAAAGATGATACTTTTAATCCGCCTGAAAATATGGAAGGTAATTTTAGTAAATTACAAAAAGCCGTTGAGTGTTTATACGAAGGAGTTTATATATTAGGAGCTAATAAACTATTAAGATGGAGAAAAGCACCTAACATGATGAAAAATAAAAGCAATGTTAGTAGAGTTAAAATGAATTATAACATAGTGGCTCCACGTATATATGACGGTAGAGTTCAATCTTTAGTTAATAGAATAACTGGATTCGCTGACATGATTCAATTAACTCATTTAAAGATTCAGCAAGTAATGAACCGTATGGTACCTGATGGTGTTTACTTAGACGCTGATGGTTTAGCTGAAATAGATTTAGGTAATGGTACTAATTATAATCCGCAAGAAGCATTGAATATGTTTTTTCAAACTGGTAGTGTAATTGGTAGATCATTTACTTCTGATGGTGATTTAAATCCTGGTAAAGTTCCAATACAGCAAATACAAAACGGTAGTGGTAGTAATAAATTACAAACTTTAATTACCACTTATAATTATTATTTACAAATGATTAGAGATGTAACCGGTTTAAATGAAGCAAGAGATGGTAGCATGCCAGATAAAAATGCTTTAGTTGGTGTACAAAAACTAGCAGCCGCTAATAGTAATACTGCTACAAGGCATATATTGCAAGCTATGTTATATTTAACGGCTGAAGTAGCAGAGTCGTTATCATTAAGAGTTTCAGATATAGTAGAATATTCTCCAACAAAAGAAAATTTTATACAGTCTATCGGTTCTCATAATGTCGCAACTTTAAGTGAGCTATCACAATTACACATGCATGACTTTGGTATTTATATTAACTTAATGCCGGACGAAGAAGAAAAACAAATGCTAGAAAACAATATACAAGTAGCGTTAGCGCAAAAGTTAATTGATCTTGATGACGCTATTGATATAAGAGAAGTTAAAAATATTAAATTAGCTAATCAGCTACTAAAAGTAAAACGTAAAAATAAACAAAAAAGAGATCAATTAATACAACAACAAAATATTCAAGCTCAATCACAAGCAAATGCTCAATCACAACAAGTGGCGGCTCAAGCTGAAGTACAAAAAAATCAAGCTAAAGCTAATACTGAAATGCAATTAGAGCAACAAAAAAATGAATTAAAGCTTCAATACTTACAAGAAGAGGCTAGAGTTAAAAAAGAATTAATGAAATTAGAGTTTGAACTAAACGCTCAGTTAGAGCAAAACAAGGGAGAAACTATTAAAAAATTTGAGTCATCAGGTAATGATATAGTAACAGGTGAAGTAGGCATTTAATTAATTATATAATATTTTATTATGGAAGAAACAAAAGAAAAAGTAACTAAGGTTAACTTAAAACCAAAAGAAGAACCAGAAGTTTATAAGATAGATTTATCAAAACCACCACCAACGAATGAAGTTAAAGAAAATAATACTGAAACACCAGGAGATACTACAAGCAACGAGAACTCCACCACCGTACAAGAACAAAAAGAAGTACAATCGCAAGGTGAAGTTCAAGAAACAGAAAGACCAGTATTAGAAGAAATAACTGAAGTTAAAGAAGAAACTAAACAAGAGGTTAAACAAGAAGAAAAAGTAGTAGCAGAAGAAAAAATTGTAGAAGAAAAAACTACTGAATTAGAAAAAAATATTCCAGAGTCAGTTCAAAAATTAATTGACTTTATGGAAGAAACAGGTGGAGACTTACAAGACTATGTAAGATTAAATACTGACGTATCTAAATTAGATTCAAGTGATGCGTTAGATGAATATTATAAAGCTACTAAGCCTCATTTGTCTGCAGAAGAAAGATCTTTTTTATTAGAAGAAACTTTTGGGTTTGATGAAGAAGCAGATGAAGCTAAAGATATTAAAAAGAAAAAAATAGCTTTAAAAGAAGAAATAGCAAAAGCTAAAAGTTATTTAGAAAGTCAAAAGTCAAAGTATTATAAAGAAATAAAAGCAGGTAGTAGACTAACTAAAGAACAACAAAATGCAGTTGATTTTTTTAACAGGTATAACAAAGATAATGCCGAGCAACAAAAGTTAACTGAAGAAAGTAAAAAAATATTTACAGAAAAAACTAATAATGTTTTTAACCAAGACTTCAAAGGTTTTGATTTCAAAGTTGGTGAAAAAACATTTAGGTATAATGTAAAGAATATAGATGAAGTCAGAAGCAGCCAAAGCGATTTGAATAATTTTGTTAACAAGTTTGTTAACGATAAAGGTGTTATTGAAAACGCGACTGGTTACCACAAATCTTTATTTACAGCTATGAATGCTGATGCTTTAGCTCAACATTTTTACGAGCAAGGAAAAGCAGACGCGATCAAAGATTCTGTAGCTAAAGATAAAAATATTAACACTGAAGCAAGGCAAACACATGGCGAAGTTCAAGTTGGAGGTCTTAAATATAAAGTGTTAGGTAATTCTGCTAATGATTTCAAATTTGGATTTAAAAAATTAAAAAAATAATTAAAAATTAAAATTATGGCAATAACAAGCGCATCGGGGATTGACGCAGCCCCAAGAAAACAGACGCTCAGCTCTAATTACGTAGACTTTACGTCTGCTGACACTGAAGGTTGGGCTCAACAATATTTACCAGATCTTATGGAAAAAGAAGCTGAAATCTATGGTAAAAGAACTATAGCAGGTTTCCTTAATCAAATTGGCGCTGAAGAACCTTCTACTTCTGATAGAGTTCTTTGGTCTGAGCAAGGTAGATTACATTTAGCTTATACAGCTACATGTGCAGACGTTTCTACAAATATATTCACTATCGTAAACGACGTAGATGGCAACACAATAGCATCAGGTGATCACGGTATTAGAGTTGGTGACATGGTATTAGTATCTAATACTTCTAAAACTTTAAGAGGTTATGTTTCTGCTGTAGCAGCTACTACTGCGACTATATTACCTTATTCTGCAGCTGAGTTTGATGCAGCAGGATTTAGTGATAGTGCTGGAGCAGAGGCTTATAGAATATTAGTAATTGGATCTGAATTTGAAAAAGGTACTGATGCTAGAAGTACCGCCAATTCTCCTAAATTTAAGTCTCACTCTAATAAGCATATTATTATGAAAGACTACTATGAAGTTTCTGGTTCTGATGCTTCTCAAATAGGTTGGATAGAAGTTTCTGGAGAAGAAGGTCAAAGCGGATTTTTATGGTACTTAAAAGCTGAAGGTGATACTAGAGCAAGATTTACTGATTATTTGGAAATGACTATGCTTGAAGCTGAAACTGCAGTGGCTGGCGCTGGTGCAATTGGTGGTACTGACGGTGGTGCTTTACAAGATGGTACAGAAGGTTTATTCCAAGCTATAACAAATAGAGGTCATCAATCAACTGGTATAACAGGTGTTAATTCTGCAACTGATTTATCTGAGTTTGATGCTATGTTAGCTGTGTTTGACCAAAATGGAGCTATAGAAGAAAATATGTTATTCTTAAATAGAGAAACTTCATTAGCTATAGATGACATGCTTGCTTCAATGAACTCTTATGGAGCTGGTGGTACTTCTTACGGTTTATTTAACAATGATGAGAATATGGCTTTAAATTTAGGTTTCTCTGGGTTTAGAAGAGGATCTTATGATTTTTACAAGTCTGACTTTAAATACTTAAATGACAAAGGTACAAGAGGTGCTTTAAATGACACTGTAACAAATATAAGAGGTGTTGTTGTTCCTGCAGGTGTATCTTCAGTATATGATGAGCAACTTGGTCAAAATATGAAAAGACCTTTCTTACATGTAAGATATAGAGCTTCTCAAACTGATGATAGAAGAATGAAAACTTGGATTACTGCTCC